CGTAAGCGTCGCGTGGCGTCCTGGTTCCGTTAATCAGTCGCCCATCAACGGATTTGATGCCGTTGAGGCAACTACTATCGTCAATAACGAAGTGACATATGACACGCCGCTAGTGAGGACGGTTACTGACTCAGAAGTGGACCGGGTCAGGGTGAACCTGGGCGTTAGTGGGCTGGTTTCTCAGGACAGTAAGGGCAACCAGAGCAATACATCAGTGACGATGGTTATCGAGACACGAACCAACAACGGCTCGTTCTCTATTGCAAAAACAGTCACGATCACTGGGAAGATTTCAGGCGAGTACCTGGAAGCGCACACCATTGACGCCCCAGAAACAAAGCCGTTCGATATTCGCGTACGTCGTACAACCCCAGACAGCACCAGTGATTTATTGACTAACGGCACCGTCTGGAACAGCTACACAGAGATTTCAGACTACAACCTTTCTTACCCATACGCCGCTATTTGCGGTGCAGTCATTGACCGTGATCAGTACACGGACACCCCGACAAGGACCTACCACTTACGCGGATTGATCGTAGACGTTCCTGATAATTACGACCCGATAAACAGGACTTACTCAGGGCTGTGGACCGGCGGTTTCAAATCTGCGTGGACGAATAACCCGGCATGGATATTCCGTGCATTGGTGAAGAATGAGCGTTACGGCCTTGCGAGACAGGCTGGGTACATTGATGTAGACGACGGCAGCCTATACACGCTATCGCAGTTCTGCGATCAGGTGGTTGATGACGGGTTCGGTGGTAAGGAGCCTAGATTCACCTTGAATGCCTATGTCACCGAGCAGACGAGCGCCAGAGACATTCTTGATGATATTGCCGGCATGTTTAGAGGGATGGCTTTGTGGGATGGCATGCGGTTCACCATCATGCTGGACAACCCGCAGGACGCGGTAGCCGCAGTAACAAATGCGAATGTTGTAGATGGCATGTTCAAGTACAGCGCATCCAAACGTTCCGAGCGTTACAACGCCGTAGTCGTGTCTTGGACCGACCCCAACAATGGTTGGTCAGAAACGAAAGAGTTTGTCTCTGATGACCAGCAGATCGACCGCTACGGGTATATCGAAACAACCCTAGAGGCGTATGGATGCACCTCACGAGGTCAAGCATACCGCGCTGGCAAATGGATGATTGAAACGGCTAAGCGTGAAAGCCGTAGCGTCACATTCCAAATGGCTCGTGATGCAATTGCCTTCATGCCCGGTGATGTTATCGAGATAATGGATAACAAGTACGCCGCTGCCCGCCTTGGAGGACGCATCATGTCGCACGACGGTGCGACCATTGTCGTCGATGCTGACGTTTCTTCAGTTGCCTCAGAAGGTGACTCAATGAAAATCATGGGATCTGACGGCAAGCTGGTTGGTTATGAAATTTCCGCTATCAACGGTGCCAAGATAACTCTTAAGTCAGCCCCTGCATGGGTTCGTGATGGAACTGTTTTCGTAATATCTTCGGCTTCTGTAGCCACTCGTTTATTTAGGGTGATGGGCGTTGCAGAAGATGAAAACAACTCAACCTACACGATCTCGGCAACCTTGCACGACCCAAACAAGCAGGCCATTGTTGACGAAGGCGCAGTATTTGAGACCCCAAACGATACTCTTAACGGCTACCGCGTGCCGAACGTTGAAAACCTGAAGGTCACCAACACGAATAGCGAGACCGTGCAGGTAACGGCATCATGGGAAACAGCAACAACGACCCGCAATATCAGCTTTGAGCTACGCGTTTATAACGAAGCCGGGCAGGTAGTTAAGCAGTATGAGACTGACCAATATCGGTACGAGTTCTATGGTCTGGATGCTGGGACATATAACCTTGGCGTCCGGGGGCGTAACGATAATGGGATGAAGGGCTCCGAAACCCAGGTCAGTATGGTGATTGGCGCGCCGTCGGCCCCAACTTATGTACAGTGGACACCCGGTATATTTCAGGCAGATATCGTACCAGTGATGTCTGTGACGGCCACGACTGACACAACCTTCGAATTCTGGTACAGCGGCGAAACGCAGATCACAGTCCTTAACCAAGTTGAAGATCAAGCCCAGTATCTTGGCCGGTCCAATCAATGGGTAATCAATGGGCTAAAAGGCGATACCACCTATTACGTCTATGTTCGAACGAGAAATGCGTTTGGCTCATCTGCGTTCGTTGAGGCGTCAGGTCAGGCGTCATCTGATATACCCGGCATGATTGATTACATTGATGACGCGATCAGGGACTCAACAGCCTTTGAGAATTTGTCAGAAGGTATCGACACCAACATTGAAGGCATTCTTCAAAATGCCCTGGCCAACAATTCAACCGTTGAACACCAGTACCAGCAGTATGGAGAGGTGCGGGCCGACATCCTCGTCGTCAAGACGACCGTTGCAGAGGTTGATAACGCTCTGGCCGAAATGTCGACTCAGGTTCAGGCCCAGATTAGTGACCTTACGGCTGTCGTTGACAACAAAATGACGTCAGTAGTGAACAGCGATGGAACTGCATCGGCTTCGTACACAATGCGTGTAGGGATTAATCGCGGCGGCACATACTACGGCGCCGGAATGGCGATGAGCATTGAGCCTTCTGGAAGCAGTTACAAATCAACACTGGCATTCAATGCTGACCAGTTTGGTCTGTACACGGGAAGTGACCCAGGAAATTACCAATTAGCATTCGCCGCAAAAAATGGACAAATATTTGTTAGGGACGCATTTATTGATTACGCGTCAATGACTCTGGCTAAAGTTGGTTCATGGTATTCATCTAATTACGTAGCCGGTACGTCTGGAACAATAATGAAATCCGACGGAACGTTTGAGGTCAATGGATCAAGTAGTGGCGAAGGGAAGATGTCTATTACAAATAATAGAATATCTGTTTACGATGAAAATGGAAATATAGCTGTAGTGGTGGGAAAGAAGATATAATGGAGGCGTAATGAGTTACGGTATACAAACTTTCGTTAAAGGTACTTCTTTCGATGCTATTAATAGTATTGACTTCAATTATGTAATAGACTCGTTCACGGTTAGCTCATTAGGTTCAAAGTCATATTCATTGCAATCCGGTATGCAAATGAATGCAGTAATATTCAACGAAAACACGCCGACAAATAAGGATCTTGTTTTCAATTTATCAGTGTCTGGTGGGACTTTGACATGGAATGTCAATGCCACTGTAACTATAATAGTTTTTGTGAGTTACTAATGACATTTTCCGCACAGATAATGAAAAATGGGCGCCTCGCAATAGCCCCTACGTTTACACCAATGGTGCTTGTGCAGGTCATTGATGTCACAGCAGGTGCAGGCGCAATCACTACTGTCGTGCCGTCATCAAGCCCTTTTATGGCGTTCCACCGAAGCATGGAGTCATCCATGGACGGTATCAACTGGGTTGTTGATACTTCTGGTGCATATGTGGTTTTGAATTTTACCTCAGCATCCATGAAGTCTACTTCCGGTCGTATTTATATTTTCTCAAACTTCGTAGTTAATATTCCTGATTATGGTCTGTTTATTTATAATGGTGGGAATGTTGTTTATCATAACAATTGCCTTCCATTAAAGGTTAGCACGATATCTTACAGTCAAACTCAAATTACTTCCTCATCGCCTCTAGCGGTATGTAGTTGCGTAACTGAGGTGGTCGAGGAGTTTTACCCAGACCCAGATCCATATACTGCAAAGTTTCAGGTAGTGGAAAGGAGAAGGGCTTCAGCTGGGTATGAGTCAGGTAGTTACAAAGCAACATTTGGCGGCGTTCTTAGTCATGTTGAGAATTTGATTAATCACGATATAGACCCTCCGACTTACCCAATAGTTAATATGTGGAATGTCCAGACAATAGCTTATATAGAGTGTTCTCTATATGACCAATATTACAAGCAAGCATTGGGATACTGAATAAGGTGAATACATGTCATCAGGAACAATAGCATTAACCAATAACTCGGCAACAGTAACTGGAACATCCACTTCTTTTTCCTCTGATCTTGCTCCAGGAGACTACATTGTCACCGTCGTCGGCGGTGTAACCTACACGCTTCCTGTGAAGACGGTGGATAGCGACACCCAGGTGACGTTGATTAAGGCGTATGACGGTCCGACGACTTCCGGTGTCGCATGGAACGCAGTACCCAGAGACGCGATGAGCGCCATAACTGCGCAATTGGCAGCAGAAACAGCGAAGGCGCTACGAGGGTTAAACTATGATAAAGCCAATTGGCAGCAGGTGTTTAGTGGATCAGGGGACATCACGGTAACACTACCTGATGGAAGCACCTACACTGGCCCAGCATGGAACAATGCAGCATCTAAAGGCGCCAATAGTGATATCACGTCTTTGAGTGGATTAACGACACCGCTAAGCATAGGGCAAGGTGGTACCGGCGCTACAAGTGTTCAAGGCGCCAGGGCTGCGCTGGATGTTTATAGCAAGGGTGAGGTATTAGATAGTACTTACAATGAAAGTAAAATGTCAGCTTCCTCTTGGGTGTCTCCTACACCGATTTCGGGGTGGGTCAACAACACAGGGACGGGAGCTAGAACCGCTTATAGAAAGGTTAATGGCATAGCATTTTTGGAGATAAACCTGTCATCAGGGACTCAGGACGCTGGAACCACATTATTCAACTTGCCGTCATCTCTTTACCCATCAACCAACCAATTTATTTTAGTTGTCGGATTGGCTAACAATCCGGCAGTGATTTTAATAACCCCAGCAGGAGAGGTTAAATTGGCCGGACCTGCGGGCGGAGCAACTCTGTGCGGAAATGGCTCATACTCAATTCAATAAGGGTTAAAAATGGAAAAATTATCAAAGATAAACGAAATAACTAAAGATGGTTTCTTTGTTAAGGATTATGTGGTTGGCCTTAGTGAGGAGAGCTTTCCATCATGGTGGACGTCAGATCTTGCTGGTGATGGGTATTATGCAGCTCAATACCAAAATTTCTCTGTGGATACTGAAACTGGGGAGTGTAAGGGAGGGGTATGGAATGAAACCGGAGCTCCGGCCAAAAGCAAGGAAAATCCATCTGAAAAGATGTCAACCCTCATGGCGGAAGCATCAGTCGAAATAGCACCATTACAGGACGCAGCTGATCTTGAAATTGCGACTGATGACGAAAAATTGCGTTTGAAAATGTGGAAAAACTATCGAGTTGAGCTTATGAGGACGGATATAACATCTGAAGAAATCATATGGCCTGAAATACCATCTTGATGAAATATAGATCCAAGTCCTATTGTCATCGCTAAGATGGTGCGCATGCTTTATCAATCCAATCGTCCCACCAATGCGTCATCTCGCGGTGTTTGTCAATGTGCTGGCTGTTATTTGAGCTGTGAAAATTATGCGTACAAAAATAAGCGTAATTGATTTGTAGAATTATTAATCCAATACAGGTCGTTACTTGAACTATATTTCAGGTCTAATTTTAGATGGTTAGTGTCTTAGATGCGTCGTAGTTGACGAAGGTGTGCCACGCTGTGACGTGGTAAAACGTAAAAATGCGGTGTGAATGCAGGTAACTTGTTGATAAATATGTACTTGATAGTAGTGTCTATTGACTCTTAATCAATTGGTCCGGGGTTCGAGCCCCCGACGACCCACCAACACTCCTTTTACACTTCTTGTTTTATTATATTTATTCCCCCCTTTTTATCTGAAAAACCAAATTCCTTGTGACAATAAAATTTCATTGTTATACAAAATGTATTTTATTTCTAATATGTGTTTGGAATGTTAAGCGTATAATAAGAAAACCGATCGACTCTGTACTGTATTTGGGTCTGTAAGCTTTCATCAGGATGCCATTGGGTGCGGGTGTACCATGATTCTTGACGTACTAATCGAGCCAAAGTGAAGGAAGTCTTGCCGATCGGCAGATACTGACCGGCAGGAGAGAGTTATCTGCGGTATACCGTTTTTATTTGTGTCATCGTATGACTAAGAACCTCTGACTGATTTTGATCTTCCAACTGATCAATATATTTTTCCATTCTCACCATCACTTTACCGGCATCGGCCTGACCGATGGATTTCAGCAACAGTGTAAGTACGGCTTTAAGACAGGTCACCTCATGAGCGAGAGCTTCGACAGAGGTTTCTGTCGAAAAATCGGCCTTATTCATATTTGCTCCTTATAAAGATAAGTCTAGTAAGATCGAACTGTTATGCCGTCAAGACCCTGAAATGACGGACATACCAAAAAATTGGGGCGCATTATAACATAGGTAATCGCAGTACGGTTTCAGTTAATGAATAGCCTGTTTTTATATATGGAATTAGAGATATTATTTCGCTGGTGGTTATATTTTTATAAATGTACTTTTCAGCTTAAATACCGAAAAGATGTATATGTATGGCACTATTTTGGTATTTTTAGGACGCATTTTATGCTGTAGAAAATAGTCGCCCTGAGGCACAAGTGCGGCTATAATCGTCCCATTAGCTGAGTCATAACATATATATGTAGAAAGATTATTCTTAATATGTTGATTTGGCATTGTTTTTTATTTTAAGGTGGCGGTAGCCCCTTTCCCTTAAAAATCCGGTTTTTGTAATAATCATGATGTATCGTGGTCAAACCGATTGCTGTTGACGTCGCGAGAACATATAACCAATATGAAATCTATTACACACAGTCAATAAAAATACATTTTTGATGGAAAAGTGTATTCATCGTAATTAAGCCATAGAGTATCACCACGGGAATTAGCAATTTTAAGTGTTACTCTCTTTTTGGAGAATTGTTCTTTGATTAGCGTTTTTCTTGTTGATGACCATGAATTGGTGCGAGCAGGGATACGGCGCATTCTTGACGACATCAAAGGCCTCAAGGTGGTAGGCGAGGCCGCATGTGGTGAGGATGCGGCCAAGTGGTGTCGTAACAATAGCGTGGATGTTGTCCTGATGGACATGAACATGCCGGGTATCGGCGGTCTGGAAGCAACACGCAAAATCGTGCGATTTTCTCCTGAAATAAAAGTCATCATGCTGACTATTTATACAGAGAGTCCTCTTCCCACCAAGGTTATGCAGGCCGGCGCGGCAGGTTACCTCAGCAAGGGCGCGACACCTCAGGAAGTGATCTGCGCCATCCGTTCTGTTCATGCCGGGAAACGTTACATCGCCTCCGATATCGCTCAGCAGATGGCGCTGAGTCAGCTGGCTCCGCAAACAAAAACGCCCTTGGAATGCCTTTCCGACCGCGAATTACAGATTATGCTGATGATCACTAAGGGGCAGAAAGTGGTCGAGATTTCAGATAAACTGAACCTCAGTCCTAAAACGGTGAACAGTTATCGTTATCGCATG